CCAGAACAGGTGCGCTCTTATCTTTTTGAGGAAGAAATTACTCCCATGGAATGTGATGTTATAATTAAGCGAGAACCAGGTAAGTTACGCCCAGTCATCAGAGCCCCTATTAATGAATTCATTCGTGAGCGTTTTTTCCTTAACTGGGTAGAACGCGCCATGAAGAACCACCCCAATACCTCTCTTTTTATGACCCCTGAACGTTTAAATGACTACTGGAGAACCAAAGTTGATAAAGTTAAAGCTGGAACACGAGTCCACGTCCCAATAGACCAAACTCGTTTTGATTGTCATCAGAACCTTAAACAGATTGATATCTTGTTTAAGGTTTTGTTACGCTTTATTGAAAAGCACTGTACTTTGCCCGAAAAAGATGACATCCTTACGGTAACAACTCGTAGCCGTAAGTGTATGGCTCTCGGTGGTAACATCCGTTTCCGAGACAAAATAATCAAGGTCTTCAACGGCCTACTCTCAGGTGGTGGCATCACTGCCTGGGCTGGTTCGGTTATGAATTTTGGAGATGCAAGTGCAGTTAGGAAGATTATACTTAGGTTAACACAGCACGATCCAGTGCTGGCTTTAGTAGTACAGGGTGATGACGATGATTTTGAGACCGATTCTTATGCCGGAGCTGCTACTCTGGTGGAAGGATATAAAGTCGCAGGATTTGATGTCAATCCCTCCAAATTTTTCGTTGCTCACGATAGGACAGAGTATTTACGGCAAGTAGTCACCCCAGAAGGTGTTCATGGCTACCCTGCACGCTGTATTCTTTCCATCTTTATGACTAATCCTATTAAGAGCGGAGCTTTAAGAGACGGGAAAAGAGGTGTTATTCGTGCACAAGAAATCGCCACGTCATGGATGACATTGGCAGGAAGAGGTTGTGATTATAAAAAGATTCTGCGTTTCTTAAAAACCGACATTGCACGATCGTGTGCCTTTCAACATTACCCCAAAGAACTCGTTGACACCTTATGGTCTACTCCAGTCTCACTGGGCGGTCTAGGCTTACTCCCTTTACGTCGTTCTAAGCTGAAGAAATTCTCTCGATTCACAGTTGGATCAGAGATAGCCGAAGCTAAGATAGACTGGGATAAGTGTACTGGATTAGATAGTGAGATAGCCATGTGGAAGAAAGCGGGTATCAACTTGGACCGTCGAAAGACCTATGAATCATTTTCTGGAAACTTAAAGTGTAGCAAGGCCCCTATTATTACTGACTGTGGTGAAATTTTAGAATTCACCGAGTTTAATAGAGAAACTTTGCCTCAGATCCCCGTAAATATGTTGAACGATAGACCGCTTACATTAAAAATGGACACCTCAGGTTTAGCCCCAATGTTTGCCGAACCGAACAAACAATTTCAAGGTATATTATCAAGATATACCCTCACACATCTCATTCGAGAAAAAGATTACGATACCATTCGTAATACCTGGCTTGATAAATCACACCGTCATTGGTTTGACCACATCAAGAAAAGATTCTCCCGTAAAGTTCTAATCGACTGGCTAACGGGTAAGGATAGCTTCCCAGCTCCCTACTTTCCCGGCTGGTCCTCAACAACAATAAGTGTCGTACATAGTAAGTTTAAACGTGTGTATTGGGATTACTACATCAGGAAAAGTAACTTTTACAAATTAGGCTCTAACCGTAACAGGAGCAAGTCTAAGGACCTCACGTTAAAACTATTCTCTTATTGGTGTGAACTATCTGTTGGAACATTTCTCGGCTTACAAGACTATGTCCTAGGTGGTTAGTCTATCGTTCTACAACCGTCCGCAGTTTATTTTGTTCCTTTTTGTTTTATTTTATTTTATTTTTATACTTTTTGTTTTTACTTTTGTTCTTACTTTTTTAGCTTTCAGTAATTCCTTTAATTCCTCTAATTCTTTAATTCTTTTTTCTTGTCTCACCCATCCCACGGTTCATACTGTGGGAGGGTGAAGGTGCTCTAATGGGCGAGGGTGGGCTGAGCAACCTTGTCCTGTATTGACAGATTTTTTCCTGTGTAGGAGTAAGACGGAGCCTTACGGGGGTTATTGACTGGTACAGGTGCGACTAGTCATGCTTTCTTGCTTTTACACCGCGCATCTTATAGTTTACACACTACTACTTCAGAATGTCTATGCGTTATTCGTTGTTGTCCCGTTTATTTAGCGAATTTCGGAGCAGTAGTGGTGGCCGGCAACACTCTTTTAGAGTGGAGGGGGACCTACGCGTTGGGGGACGTGGGGTACTGTGTCGGGCTGTCTTAGTAGTGTTCTGTTTGATGTTGCGACCAGATTTCTATCTGTCTTTAGATGATAAGTTAAATGGGTCTGATCCAAGTACAAACCTTGCGTTTGTACCAGGGAAGGGGTCCTTAGCCACTTCTGGTGGTATACTTCTCTTTACTTCTCCACACATAATTTATATGAGTGGGTTCGCGAACTCCCATAGAGTCGCTGAACCCTCTCTAATTATCAGCGGTATATGGGC